TAATATTTTGTAGGGTCAAAAGTTGCCGTTCTTTTAATTGCCTGTAATTTTGGCGCTTAGTATCATCTTTAATATAAGCATCCATTTTTAATGCTTCATCTTTAAGTTCTGATAGTAAGTTTTCCGCTTTGTTGGTCATACATCTTCATTTTTAAATTGGTTATCAATATATCTTGTTAATCGCGCTAATCCGCCTGCATTTCGTACAGCCTGCAAAAATTTTAATTGTTCCTTTGTTGCCCTGCCTTTTTCGTTTTTAACTTCAACAGCTGTAAATATAGCTATTTTTTGCCCTATCATATCAGGTGTTATAATTATTTCAGTCCAACCGATTAAATCAGAACTACCAACACAAAGCCCAAATGTTATGGGTCGCGGTTCTGCAATCATAATCATACCGTTTACTATTCCGCGCCTGCCCTGGTAAGCTGTACCGGTATTATTTCGAAATAAAATGCCGTGTTTACTGTGTTTAGCTTGTAGGGCTTTGTAAAGGTGTTGTTCTTTCATAGCTTTGATAAATCTGATTCTAAACGTTCTAAAAATGATTCTTCACCATCATCACCAGCTAAAAACCAATCAACCCGGTGCGCATAAACATAAGCCTTTTTAAGGCATTCAATAGCATCTTGCAAACATTTTAACACTTCAGGTTCAAATGTAGTGTATTCATCACCCCATTCATCTTTTTTACCTTGCAAGTCTATATATGATTGTATTGTTTCGTAAATATCACGTATTCTGTGCTGAGAATAATCAAATGTGCCGCCGCTCATACTTTCTTTGTTTTAGGTGAACAACCAAGCCAAAAACTAAATTGGAATGCTTTAGCCCTGTGGCCTTTAATTTTATACTTTGCTATTGTTTCCTGCAAAATGCTTTCCATTACATCGTGCTCACATTCGTATTCCAAAAACTTTATAACTTTTTCGCCGCGCTCGTTAATTTCGGCATTTGCTACAAGTTCGTCAAAATCTGCAGGCGGTTCGCTAACTGCATAAACGCGTCTGTAAATTTCTAAAAGAATTTCGTAATCTGTTAATTTTTTCTTAGGCATTGTTCAAATTTTTTAAGGTAATTTAATGTACTTTGTTTTTTATGTCCATTCGGTCCGCCGTTCCACATTCGTGCTAATTCGCCTAAATTTGGATATTTACCGTACTTTTGTGCGTAGGTATAACAATGAACGCCCATAGCTGCCCAAAATACGTGGTCTGATTTTATAGAATCAAACATATCTTTGTGCTGATAATTTAGCAGGTTTTCAAGGCCCGAACCTTTGACGCAAACCGCGTGCATCTGATACCTACCAAAAGCCCTGCCGCTATCCCCTATTAAGCTATCGGTATTTAAAGTTTCAATTTCGCCAATGGCATTGATAAAATCAGAATCAGTATCGCAGGTGTCGCGTGTTATGTAAATGGTTTTAATGATAACTTCGGGTTTGGGTTTGCAGCCAAATAAAACGGCTACTAAAATAATAAATGCTGTTAATTGTTTCATGCTAATTGTTTTTTTTCAACGGGTATAAAGCCTGTTCCTGTGCCTTCATTACCCATCATTTTTAAGAAATCAATTTCTACTTTTGCTGAATGAATTATCGTGTCTGCAAGTTTTGATATTGCCTTAGCTTTTGCAGTTTCTTTGTCAACATCGGATTCATCATCCATTAGCTTTTCGATTTGCTCGAATAGCAGGTTTCTAAGGTCTTCAATTTTGTTTCGTGCCATACTTTTTGATTGCTTTATTAAGTTTTTTTAATGCTCTTATTGCTTGTTGTAATTCTTTTGGATGCCTATGTATTGTGTTTAATAGCATGTTTTCAGCATGTGTAATCAACATTAAATTATTTATATCATATTTATTTAATGTCGGATTTTTAACCCTTATTACATGCCCTTTAGGTACTTTACCATGTACTGATTCCCAAATCAAAATTTCTTTTCTTATCCATTGCTTGTCTGCTACCTTAACAAGTAAAAACATATCTTTTCCATCTATCCTAGTATCGCCAACTTGCCTTGTATTGTGCGGCTTTATTCCTTTTTTAAAACTTGTAACATTAGCACCCATGTAACCTTTTACGCCTTTATTCCAAGGTGTTTGCCCTTTTTGAAATCTAAATTCATTGCCAAAACTTTTTAACCTTTCAGCTTCTAATTTAAGTAATTTTTTTCTATGTTCATCGGACTTTTTAAGGCCTAAAACATCAGCTTGCGAATATATAGACCTTTCAGAACGTTTTAAAATTTCGCATAATTCTTTAATAGTTTTGTCTGAATAGTGCTGTTTTAATAGTTCGATTTCGTGCGGTTTCCATTTAATGCCCATTAGAATAATTTTTGTTGTGATATATGGTTGTTAATTCGTTTTTTTGCGGCTTCATAGTATTCAGTATCTAATTCGCACGCTGTGAGTTCAAAACCGTAATCGTGACAAGCTATTGCTATTGAACCGCTGCCTAAGTGTGTATCTAAAATTTTATCGCCTTGTTTGGCGTATTTGTCTAAAAGCCATTTGTAAAGAGCTACGGGTTTTTGGGTAGGGTGGATGCGAATTTCTTTGTTTTTCATATCACCTTGCCTAAACCCAGACCATGTAAAGCTAAACATTTTTACAGCTGACTTAAAATTTGTCCATGCAAGTTCACAATCTGCAAAATCTGTTTCTCCATTTAATTTATTCCATACTATCCAACAACTACTATTTGTATCATTACCTGAGGCTGAAATAGATTGAATAAAATGATTAGCACCCCAAATTATCATATTTTTACTTACTCTTTTAAGTTCTTCAAAATATTCCATATCAGGTGAAGATTTATCCCAATTTTTTGGTGTATATTTTTTTGATTTTGATTTTTTACCCCTGCTATGGTTTTTTAAACCATCTTCACTTATACCATACGGTGGGTCTATAATAGACAGGTCAAAATACCTATCAGGATACCTACTCATTAGCTCCATGTTATCCTCGTTAGTTATCTGTATTTTATCTGTTAGTTTCATTTTCTTTTAGTTTTATAAAATTCATTCCATTTTCTTAATACAGCAGCTTTTAAATCATCGCGGTTTATAGCGTTCAATCCGTGTTTATTGTTTATATCTGAAATAGAACCTTTATCTTTTAAAACCCTACTTTCAAATACAAAATAAACCCATTTGTCTTTATGTCCGCGCTGAATTTTTAACTGCCATAAATCTTCAAGTGTTCGGCTTTTTGCCTGCTCAGTACGTTTAACTTTCAATAATTCATCTAAGGTAGTTTCATCTTTTACAGCAACGCCTGCAACCTGTTCAATTTCATTTACCTTTAAAGGCTCAACAAAACCACAATAAGGACATGCAACGTGTGTTTTTTCATAAGTTCTAAAGCATTCTGAACAATCTTTGTATTCATTATCTATCTGTTCATCTGTATCTTTGCGTTTTCGCTTTTGCATTCCTTCCAATGTCCAATCGCGTGTCATTAGTGGATGCCCATGTAGTTTTTGATTGCCAACGTGGTCAAGTATTAAACAGCGTTGTTTACCTTCCAACGGTCTTAATCCGCGCCCTACAATCTGTAAATATAAACTTAATGACATTGTGCGCCTTAGCATGCCTACAACGCTAACGGCTGGTATATCTGTGCCCTCGCTTATTAAATCGCAAAACGTTAATATCTGAATATCGCGATTCGCGAACTGCGATATAATTCGTTTTATTTCGTTTTCATCTAAGTTTCCATTTATAGAAACCGCTTTAAAACCTGCTTCATTAAACGCGGCTGCTACATTATCAGCATGTTTTATATTTACGCATGAATAAATTGCAGGTTCGCCCGGCGCCAATCGTTTGTATTCATCAACAGCATTGCCCGTTATCGCAGGCTTGTCCATTTCTTTAAATAAGTCATCAGCTTTGTATTCGCCGTTTTTATCTTTTTTAATCTTAGTGAAATCCGCTAACGGTTTAAAGTTATAATATTCAGGCATCACTAAATTACCCATTTGCACTAATTCAGCAGGTAATGGACCTAAAACTAAATCTGAAAACACA